TTCCCGACGGACTTGGTCCATTTGCCCAATGGCCACACCAATGGTTCTGGGATGGGCACGAACATGTCGATCCCGCGAAGGAAGCTTCGGCCCAAGCCACTCGTTTAGCAAGTCACACCACAACACTGGCGGACGAATACGCCAAGCGAGGTCAAGACTGGGAAACACAACTTCGCCAACGGGCGAAGGAAATCGCTCTTATGTCGCAGCTCGGTTTAACCATCGAGCAAGTTTCTCCCGCTCCATCACAGGATAACGCAGATGTCGAAGACGAAGAGGTCCCCGCTGATGACGCTTAAGCCCCAGCAAAACCAGAGCCAACTGAGCATTTCCGCAACGGCTGTCTTCGACATCGATGCGGCAGCCGACGGTTCGACCGCAGCGTCGTTGCCTAAGTTCCGCATGGTCGCCTACACAGGTGGACCGATGCGTGTGGCTGGCTGGCGTTACCCAGTGATCATCGATCTAGCCGGTCTATCGGTCCCATCGCAGGCCAGGCCGATCCGCTTCGGACACGATCCACTCTCGGGTGTTGGCCATACCGATGCGATCCGAGTTGAAGGTGGCCAACTGATCGCCACCGGAATTGTCTCTCGCGATACACCGGCAGCACGGGAAGTCGTGGTGAGTTCTAAGAACGGATTCCCCTGGCAAGCCTCCGTCGGCGCTGGCGTGGATGAATTCGAGTTCGTCAAGGAAGGGCAAAAGGTCACTGTCAACGGGACGCAGTACAGCGGTCCGGTGAATGTCGTCCGCAAGTCCTCTCTTGGAGAAATCAGTTTCGTAGACCTTGGTGCCGACGGAGCAACCAGCGCGAGCGTCGCTGCCCAGGCATCTGCAACCCCTGGAGAACCAGATATGCTCGATTCGCAAACCCAAACCCAAGACGATCCCAACGCAGCTCCTGTTGCACCGGTCGCTCCCAATCCAGCAACACCCGAACCTGTAACCACCCAGCCAGAAGTCACCGCGGCCATCGAAGCAATGCGGAGTGCTCATGCGACCGAACTGGATCGAATCGCAGGGATTCGTCGCATTTACAACGGTGCACTCCCAAGCTTGGAGGCTCGTGCGATCCGCGAAGGTTGGAACCTGGAAAAGGCCGAGCTCGAAAAGATCCGAGCCACGCGCCCTGCTGTTCCTGCCATCCATGTGCAAAACAACACGATCAACGCTTCAGTTATCGAGGCAGCTTGCTTCATGGCAGCCAACCTCTCGAACGTTGAGGACGTCGCCGATGAGCAATCGCTTGAGTTGGCAGCCAGACGGTTCCGAGGTGGGATCGGCTTGCAAGAGCTGATTCTTGAAGCCGCCTGGGCGAATGGATACTCCGGACGCAACTTCCGCGATCACCGCGCCGTGATGCGAGCTGCATTCGGCAATTCCATCGAAGCAAGCTCGGTAAGCAACATCGACATCGGTGGGATACTTTCCAACGTGGCCAATAAGTTTCTCTTAGACGGGTTCTATAGCGTCGAGCGTGTCTGGCGAAACATCTGCGCGGTTCGCAACGTCTCGGACTTCAAGACCGTTACCAGCTACCGGCTTATCGGTAAGGACCAATACGAATTGGTCGCACCAGGGGGTGAGCTCAAGCATGGGAACCTTGGTAACGAGAGTTACACCAACCGAGCCGACACCTACGGCTTGATGATGGCCGTCGACCGGCGCGACATCATCAATGACGACCTGGGGGCGATCACCACGGTGCCAAGAAAACTCGGTCGTGGCTCGGGCCTGAAGATCAATGACGTATTCTGGACGATCTTCATGAACAACAGTGCGTTCTTTACCGCAGGTAACAAGAACTTCCTGACCGGTACCGACACGGTCCTCTCCATTGATGGATTGACCAAGGCCGAAGTTGCCTACTACGACCTGGTCGATTCCGACGGCAAGCCGATCGGGACGATGCCTGCGATCATGCTCGTGCCAACCGCATTGTCGGCGATCGGATCGCAACTCTACAAGTCGCTGGAGATGCGTGATAGCACGGCCAATGCTCGTGTTCCGATCACCAACCCGCACGTCGGCAAGTTCCGTGTGGAAGTCAGCCGGTACCTGGCCAACGCTCTCTATACCGGCAACTCATCGAAGGCTTGGTACCTGATGACCGATCCAAACGACCTGCCTCTGATCGAGGTAGCGTTCCTCAACGGTCAAGAAGCTCCGACCATCGAAACGGCCGATGCGGACTTCAACGTGCTGGGCGTTCAGATGCGTGGTTACCACGACTTCGGTGTCGCACTTCAAGATCCACGTGCAGCCATCAAGTGCAAGGGCGAAGCATAAGCCTCGCCCAGCACATCTTTCCAAGTTTCATTCGATCCATCAGTTGAGGTTTAGCTCACCATGCCACAAGCAACGTTCATTCAAGAAGGTCATTACATCGATCACACCCCGGTTAGCGCTTTGGCATCTGGGGATGTGGTTGTCCAAGGGGATCTGGTTGGCGTTACAGTTCGCCCCCTGGCAGCCGGGGAAGTCGGCTCGCTGGCAGTCGACGGTGTCTTTGATTTCAACAAGAACACCGGCGTCGCCTTCACGGTCGGCACCATCTTGTACTGGGACGACACCAACAACGTTGTGACCACGACTTCGGCGGGCAACAAATCCATTGGCAAAGTGGTCCGAGCAGCTGCTTCCGCAGATACGACCGTTCGGATGCGGCTAAGTCAATAACGCGTGATTTGGCCGGCGTTTCACACCACCATCTCGTTTCCATTTCATCGAAGGGATCACTATGAAAAGCAACCTGTTTGCACTCGCTGTTTTGATCGCTGCATCGTTTGGCAGCGTCGTTTTTGCCCAAGATCGGAACTGCCCTGATGGCAATTGTCCGATTTTACAAACCGCCCCCAGTACGATCGTTCTGGATCCGCTGAAAGAAAACCTGACGATTGAGACATCGCGATCAGGGTTTAGAACTCAGGCTCAGAGTCTTGATCGATTTGATCAGGTCATTCGAGCAACGGTCCGAGTTACGGTGAGCAACGTTTGTGGAAGCGGTACCGTCGTTGGCCGAACGGCCGAAGGCAATGCAATCGTTCTTACCAATGCCCATGTGGCTGGCACTAAGCGTGGTCGTGTGGTCAACGTCGAACGATGGAACACGAATGGAGCGAGCGAACGAGGAACCGCAGCGATCATTGCTTCGGGGTATGGTCGTGGCACCAGCGTGGACTTTGCTCTTCTAAAGTGCAGCGGAGATTTCGCCAAAGATGTCGATCCAATTCCTTTAGCCGATCGTTACCCGAGCGACCAATCGTCGGTAACGACCTTTGGAAGCCCTCGGTGCGAGTGGCCAAGCCTGCAGGTTCTTCGGCTCAATCGCAAGGAGGGACAAATCCTCTCTTGGAAACCCGAAGCCATCGGAGGTCGAAGCGGTTCAAGCATCATCGACTATACCGACGAGGGACCACGCGTGGTTGGGCTTCTTACCTGGGCCGGTGGCGGTGAAGGCTTGGGGCAATCGACTCCGTTTCTTCTGAGTGCGATGCGAGGCAAGCTTCCTGCAACCCTCGAAGGACTTCCAGCGGGTGCTCGCGAAGTCAGCTGCCAAGTCGACGAAAGTCAGGAAATCGTCCAGGTTCCCTCGACGATCTATGGTGAGCCGATGCAGGTTCCATTGGGATTCTTGGCAGCGACGGAGCCTCAAGATGATCTGATCGATTCGATCGTCGATCGCCCAAAGCTTAGACCTGCACCCAAAGATCCTGATGACTCTGGCGTAATCACTGATCGAATCACCGACCGAATCAAAGAGCAATATATGTGGAGCACATCCACCGTAGTGGCAACGTCGGCCGGATCGAGCATCGCGATTCTCTTAGCACTCCAGTATGGCCTGCCGGTTGTGCTTCAAGCGATCCGCAATGCCAGGAAGCAACGCGGAAACGCTGTGCTGGACGATGAGCAATTCAAGAAGCTGATGGATCAGTACCAAAACCTTCTCAAGCTATTGGAGCAAAACAACACTCCCCCGACGACCAAACCGTAAAGGGGAACGTGATGGCCGATCTGCTTCGCGCTGGCCAAGAGTGGCTAGCCAATCAGCTCAAAATCCACGCTTCCAACACAGTGGTTTATGTGCGGGGAGCAAACCAAGTAAGCGTCACGGCCATCATCGGCCGGACGCTGATGAAACTCGAAGACGGTTACGGTGGGGTGCACATGCAATGGACCGACCGTGACTTTCTCGTTCCACCATCGGAGCTCGTTTTAGCTGGAACGGAAACCTTGCCAGAGCGTGGTGACACGATCCGGGAAACCTACCAAGGCAAAGTCTACATCTACGAGGTCAACGCTCCTGGGAGCGAGCCACCTTGGCGATGGTCCGACCCACACCGAAGACTTCTCCGCATTCATACCAAACAGATCGGAATTGAGTGATGCCCGCAAGTATCGTCGCCATCGCAGATGCAGTGACCGCAGAGCTGAACGGAAATTCGTTTAGCCAGTCGTTTACCGCACAGCGGCTTTACTTGCCGGTCTTCGATCTGCAAGGAATGTCCACGTTGAAGGTTACTGTGGTTCCCAAGGGGATCACTAGCCAATCGTTGGATCGATCGCGAGACAGCTTCGATTACCAGATCGATGTTGCGATTCAAAAGAAGGTCGCCAACGAGATCGCAACCATCGATGCGCTGATGCTCTTGGCCGAAGAGATCGGAGACTACTTTCGAACCAATCCGCTATCGAGCTACCCAGGTGCTCGCTGCATGAACGTCGAAAACACGCCGGTCTACGCACAAGATCATTTGCAGGAATTGCGTCAATTCACCAGCGTTCTGACTCTTACCTTTCGACTTTGGAGATAAC